GACCAAGCGCGTATTGTGTGGGAAGAAGCACAACGCATGGTCAACCGCTTGCCTAAGCTGCAAGCCGCGTTTGAGATTAAGACAGGTCAGCACTCTATTTTTAGCTTGACCAGTGCCAGTTCGTTCAAGGCATTGTCTCGTGACCAAGGCGGCAATCAAGACGGGTTGAATGTACATTGTGCATTAGTCGATGAGCTTCACGCGCATAAGTCTAGCGAGATGTTAGACGTTCTTGAATCGGCAACAGGTGCGCGTGAACAGCCAATCGTGATCATGATTACGACAGCGGGCTTTGACTTGCATGGCGTGTGTTACCGCGAACGTCAAACCGTCATTGATTTGCTATCAGGCAAGATTACCCATGACCGTTATTTTGGCATTATCTACACGATAGATGATGGCGACGACTGGACCGATCCTGCTGTGTGGCGTAAGGCCAACCCGAATTACGGATTGTCAGTCAGTGAAGACGCATTAGCGGCGGCCTGTGAAAAAGCCAAGGTACAACCAACCGCACAAACGAATTTCTTGACCAAGCATTTGTGTGTTTGGGTGAATGCGCGTTCTGCATGGATGGATATGCAGCTTTGGGCAGCCTGTGGTGACAAGTACTTATCACCGCAACAGTTTACCGATTGCCCGTTGTTTATTGGCTTGGACTTAGCCAGTAAGAGCGATTTAGCGGGCAAAGTTAAGGTGTTTTTACGGCCTATTGACGGTGTTCAGCACTATTACATCTTTAGCGACCAGTACATTAACGAAGATACGGCTGAATTACCCAACAATCGGCAGTATTTAGCATGGGCGCGTGATGGTTTTCTGACATTAACACCTGGTAACGTCACTGATTTTGGTCAAATTGAGCAGGATATTCTTGAAGAATACAGTCAATTTGACTTGCGCGAAGTGGGTTTTGACCCGTTTAACGCCGTGTATATTGCTCAACGATTGCAAGCTGCTGACATTGTGACGGTAGAAATACCGCAACAAGTGCGGTTTTTGTCTGAGCCGATGAAATGGATTGATGTTTTAGTCCGTGCTGGCCGCTTGCATCATAACGGCGACCCTGTTTTATCGTGGGCAATGTCAAACGTGACGGTTAAACCCGATGCCAATGACAACATTTTCCCGCGTAAAGACGCGCCAGAAAACAAAATTGACCCCGCTGTTGCACTCATAAACGCGATGTCACGGGCTATTCACTTCGACGAAGTGGGTGGCCTTGACAATAGCGGTGATGCAGCAATGGATGATTATTTAAAAGACTTTGTAAGAGTGAGCCAACGATGACAGTCTGGACTTCCATAGCGTCATGGTTTGGTGTTGCTCCTTCTGAGCCTAAACGTGGCCGCCAATACGCTAGTGCAGGCGGCGGAACAACCGCCAAGCCCGTGACGTTTGACAGTGCCATGACCGTTAGCGCGGTGTTTGCGTGTATTCGTTTGTTGGCTGAAACCGTCTCTAGTTTGCCGCTGAATATGTACAAGTTGGATGCTGAAGGTAATCGAACACTAGAAACAAACCACGATTTAATCAAGTTACTCAAGCACCGTCCTAATCGTCGGCAAACGCGCATTGAGTTCTTTGAACAGTTGATGCTTAACCTTGTATCCAGCGGCAATGCCTACGTCTTGCGCGGCATGATGGGTAAACGCTTGGTGAGCTTACAAGTGCTTAACAGTGGCAGCATTGAGCCTGAGCTACTACTTAATGGTGACTTAGTTTATCACTGGCAAAAATCCGACGGGACGCGCCAAAAATTAACAGAAGCCGAAGTCTGGCACATTCGATTATTTGGCAATGGCCTAGTCGGTTTGTCGCCATTGGCCAATGCCAAAAAAGCCATTGGTGTTGCCATTGCGGGCGATGACAAAATCACTCATTTAATGTCGAACGGGGCAAAACCTACCGGTGTTTTGTTGGCTGAAAACTGGCCTATTAAAACGCAACGTGATGATTTGCGTTCAGAGATGAATGGACTAATCAACGGCGATCAAACAGAGCTTGCCGTATTGGGTGGTGGAATGAAGTTTCAGGCGATGAGTTTAACGCCTGAAGACTTAGAACTTTTGGCGACTCGCCGTTTTAGCTTAGAAGAAATATGCCGAGCCTTTGGTGTGCCAAGCGTTTTAATTAATGATTTATCGGCCTCGACCGTGTGGGGCAGTGGCATTGATTCGATTATTAGCGGCTTTTATAAATTTGTTTTAAGGACGTATTTAGAAAAACTGGAGCTATCTATCGTAGTCAATTTGTTGCCGCGTACTGAGTGGGATATTTACGAATTTGAGTTTGATGCTGACGCGATTTTAAGAGCCAACTTAAAAGACCGTGTTGAATCGGTATCTAAACAAGTGTTATCAGGATTTATGACACCCAATGAAGCCCGCAAAAGTGAAGGCCGCCAAGCTAAACCTAACGGCGATCAGTTACTTGTGCCAAGCAATATGACCACCATTGATAAAATTTTGAATGTTGTACCAACAAGAAGCAAAGATGAGGTTAACCATGACTAAGCTGCATCACCGTAACCGCCGTAAACCGCCTGATGTGCAATGTCGTCGGATGCAAATTGTGCCTAGTGAGTTGCGTTTTACCGCGCCTACGCAAGCTGGCGAGCCTTATAAATTTGAAGGTTACGCCGTCAAGTGGGCAACAGTGAATAGTCACGGTGAACGCTTTGAGAAAGGCGCGTTTGCTGACGTGATTGCCAGTGGTAAACAGGTGCATATGTACTACAACCACGGCTATATGGACTGGTTTAGCGGTGCAAATGCCCGTCGCATTGGTAAATGGGTTGAATTGCTTGAAGATGACACAGGATTTTTAGTCAAAGGCGAGTTAACCCCTAATTTGTCCTTAGCCAGTGATGTTGGCGCGATGCTGCAACACGGCACAGTTGACGGCTTATCAATTGCCTTCTACGAACCAAACCCAATGGACGTGTTGCAAGATGCCACAGGCTCACGCGTGATTCGACGTATTGATTTATACGAGATTAGCGTGGTTGATGAGCCTAGCGACCAAACAGCCCGCATTACGCCTACTGCTGAGGCTATTAACGCTGTCCGTAACGCGGATGATGCAAATAATTTGCTAATCAACATGGGTTTGTCTCGTGTTGATGCTGATTTATTGCTGGCGCGTTTGGATGATGTTCTTCATGTGCCAAGTCCTACCAACGAATATCAGTCGGTATTAGACGAACTATTTTTTTAAGTTTTAATGCCTTGATGTTGCCGCAATTAGCGGTTTTTTTTATGTCTTTTTTTGAGAGAAAACACTATGAGTAGCTCTAAATCGAATCAAATTGCAGTAGCCGTTCGTCAAATTAACCGTCGTGAAGCAGGTGATGACGCAACCGCGTTAGCCAAAAAGCTCAACGAGCGCATGAAAAGCCTTGATGAGTTAATTAAAAAACATCAAGACACGCTGGAAAACGGCAAGTTACCTGACGAAATCCGTAAAAAAATGGAAGCGGATGCCAAAGCGGTGACTGAATTGGCTGGCCGTTTCTCTGATATGGAGCAAAAACTGGTTGACCAAGTGCGTAGCGGCGATGCGGATCTAAAAACAGTCGGTTCAATTTTGGCGCGTAATACTGAAATCAGTCAGCAAGTGGCGACGATTAAAGCGCGTAAGGGTCGTATGCAAATTGATGGCATTCATGCCCGTAACATCGTTTCTATTACGGGTATTGGTGCAAATGCTTCATTAGCGACGATTGATGTGCAACGTAATCAAGCGCAAGAGTTAAAACTTGCGTTGTTAGATTTGATTGTTTGGATGCCTGTTTCGGGCGACTTAATCCCGATGTTGCGTGAGTCCGCTTACGACATTATGGCCGATGAAGTGGCCGAAGGTGCGGTTAAACCTGAGTCTAATTTAACGTTTGGTGTGGAAAATATCACGATCAGTGTGGTTGCTCATTGGGTTCGCGTGACTAAACAACTGTTAGATGATATGCCTGCCCTTGCTTCTTATATCGAAGGCCGCCTTGCCTATGGTGTACGTTTAAAACTTGAAGCTAAAGTGATTAACGGCACAACCGCCAGTTTTAGCGGCTTGATGAAAGTCGGTAACAGCTTGGTGGCAGTACCTGAAACATTGGCCATTGACACCATCAATACGGCTAAATATCAAGTGTGGGGCAGTGGTATTACACCTGAGGCGATTGTGTTAAACCCTGTGGACTGGGGCAAAATTGAGCGCGAAAAATCTGATGCGGGTGAGTATTTACTGGGCACACCAGGCGGCATGATTCAACCCGTTCTTTGGGGTTTGCCGATTGTTTTATCTTCTGCAATGACAGCGGGGAAATTTTGGTTAGGCAATTTGACGTTAGGCGTAACGGGTTATGTTCGTCAAGATGTCATGGTTGAGTTATCAACAGAAGATGCTGATAACTTTACCAAAAACTTAGTCACTGTACGCGCTGAAATGCGTGCTGGCTTCGGTGTTGCCATTCCTGATGCTCAAGTGACAGGCGACTTGCTCGCTGTTTAAGTTGTTGTTGATTAAAGCCCCTTCATTGGGGCTTTTTTATTGAGGTTTTTTTGATGAGTGATGCAATTACCT